AGAAGGTCAGCGACCAATAATTGCTACTCTGTTTGGCGAGGGTGGCATGGGTAAAACTACCCTTGCTGCCATGTTTCCAAAGCCTGTGTTTATTCGAACTGAAGATGGCACAGCGAGTTTACAGGGAAATGAAGATGTCAGTCTGTTTCCACTGGCGACATCTAGCGAAGATGTTCTTGGAGCAATTGAGGCTCTGGCAACAGAGAAGCATAATTATAAAACAGTTGTGATAGATTCCATAACTCAACTAGCCACTATGATTGAAAGCGAAATTGTGGCAGCAGATCCGAAAGCCAAATCGATTAGCCAAGCTGGTGGTGGGTATGGCGCTGGTTATGGTGCTGCTTCTGAAAAGCATCGACAGATCCGCGAATGGGCTGGAGCCTTGGCTTATGACAATGGAATGAACGTTGTGTTTATTGGCCACGCAGATACTGAAACTTTGGATCTTCCAGACTTAGATCCGTTTGCACGATATACGGTGCGGATGCATAAAAAGAGCATTCCACATTATACTGACAATGTCGATCTGGTTGGGTTAATCAGACTAAAGACATTTACGAGAGGCGATGGCGAAAAGAAACGCGCCATTTCAACTGGTGAGCGCGAAATACTTTGCTTTCCACAGGCATCTAGCGTCACCAAAAATCGATTTAATATCGATCAACCACTGCCATTTACGTTTGATGGCGGTAATCCCTTTCAACAATATTTAATATAGAAGGACATCAATTATGGATCTTAGATCTTTTGATACACAAAATGTGGAGCCTATGCGCTCGTTTGATCCACTCCCAGATGGGTGGTATAAGGCTGTAATATCAGACACTGAAGAACGTCAGACCAAGTCTATGACTGGTTCATTTTTGCTTTTGACCATTGATATTATCGAAGGCGAATTTCAAGGACGTAAAGTTTTTGATCGATTGAATTTAAAAAATCCGAATCAAACGGCTGTTCAGATTGCACAGCGCACATTGGCCAGTGTTTGTAATGCGGTGGGTGTAAAAAATCCACAGGACAGCGCGGAGCTTCGAGACAAGCCTATGATGATTAAGGTGGTCGTGCGTCCACCAGAGAACGGCTATGATGCTTCTAATGATATCAAAGGCTATGAGCCTTGTGAGGCAAGTGCCGCACCAGCGCCAGCACCGAAGCTCGCAGCTTCAAACGGATCATCTACTCCACCTTGGAAGCGATAATATCTTTTTTTGGGATGGGGCGCGTGTCGCCCCATTACATGAAAAGAAGGAGAAGAAAATGAAGAAAATGACAATTCAGAAAATTAGTTTGAAGAAATACTTCGAGCATAAAGACAAAAAGAAAAATGAATCTTGAGGCACATATAGTTCCTGAAACCATTCAGGCGATCTATCGACATTACGAAGAAAAACGTAAGAACGAGCATAGGCGTCATCTTGGCGGTAGTCAGATTGGCAACGAGTGCAGGCGAGCTTTGTGGTATCAATTTCGACACGCATGGTCGCCTAAGTTTGAAGGGCGTCTTTTACGATTGTTTGAAACTGGTGATCGTGAAGAGGATCGCATTGTGTCGAACCTTCGAGCAGTGGGCGTGACAGTCTGGGAGCGAGATCCTGATACTGGTAAGCAAGTTAGCTTTGAGGCTTGTGGCGGTCACTTTGCCTTGTCGCTGGACGGCGTTGGTGAGGGTTTTAAAGAAAGCAGTAAGCCTCATACTCTTGAGTTTAAAACAATGAACGATAGAAACTTCAAGGCGCTTAGTAATCTGGGTCTTGAGAAAACAAAGCCGATCTACTGGGCGCAATGTCAGGTTGGCATGATGCTATCTAAAATTGATCGCTGTTATTTTTTTGCTGTGAATAAAAATACAGATGAAATGTATGGTGAGCGCATTAAGCTGAACAGGAAAGAAGCTCAAAAGCTGCTGGACAAGGCACATGAAGTTGTCTTTGCAAAAACGCCACCCACCCGAATTGCAGAAGATCCCAGCGATTGGCGCTGCAAGTTTTGTCCATATTGGGCGATTTGTCATGGCTGTAAGATTCCAGAAGTAAACTGTCGAACATGTTGTCATTCAACACCAGAACAAGATGGTACTTGGAGTTGTGTGCTAAACAAGGAAGGTGATTGTTGCGACAATCATCTATTCATTCCACAAATGATGCCAAAGGATTTTGAAATGACTGACGCTGGTGATGACTGGGTGGAATATGAGAATCAGGATACTGGTGAGGTTTTTAGAAATTGTGAAAACAGCCGCGAGTTGTTTGAAGGTAGGATGAAATGAAAACTCCAGAAGAAATGTTAGAAATTTTGGGCGCAATAGATTTTGCATTGCCAGAGGACATTGAGTTTGAAGAAATGTGCTGCATTATGAGTTGGTTGATCAGCCTTTATGGATTGCAGTCAAATTGGCCTAAAATTCAGAAAAGAATTTCGGATAATATTTCTAATGAAGTTTCTCCTGATACTTTTTTTATTGCCAAAGAAGAAATTTTATCAGCCCAAAAAGATGCCAATGATTTTTTAGATAGGATACGAAATGACTTTTGAGCTTCGTGATTATCAGAAAGACGCGATCAATGGCCTGTATGATTATTGGTCAAATAAAAAAGGTGAAAACCCTTTGATTGTTGCGCCAACTGGATCTGGAAAGACAGCGATCATTGCTCAGATCGTGAAGGACGCCATGTCATTTGCTGGCACAAGAGTTTTGATTTTAACGCATGTCAAAGAGCTTTTGCAGCAAGGCGCTGATGGACTAAAAAAGTTATACCCAGATGCTGAATTTGGCTTCTACAGTGCATCTTTGAAACAAAAGGATTTAACTCAGCCAATTACTTTTGGCGGCATTCAGAGCATCTATAAGCAAGCGTTTAACATGGTTCCAGCTCCAGACTTGGTGATCATCGATGAGGCGCACATGCTGCCACCTAAAACGACCACACGCTATGGTCGGTTTATCGATGACCTGAAGCAGTGCAATCCAGACGTGAAGATTGTTGGACTGACGGCTACGCCATACCGCTTGAGTTCAGGATATTTGCACAAAGGCGAAGGCGCAATTTTTGATGGCATTGCTTACGATATTCCTGTCACTATGCTTATGGATCAGGGTTATCTAGCTCCAGTTATCAGTAAAGGCGGCATGAAACAGATCGACCTGACCAATGTGAAGAAGCGAGGTGGTGAATTTATTGAAAGTGATTTGGCTGTTGCTGCATCTGATCCTCGTTTGGTACATGATACAGTTGAAGAAATTGTTGACTTAGGCGCTGATCGTAAAAGCTGGTTGATTTTTGCTAGTGGCATAAATCACGCAAACATGTTGAAGTCTGAATTTGTTGATCGCTTTATTGACTGCGAAGTTTTGACTGGTGAGGATTATCAAAGACAAAGAGAAATAAAGATCGAAAGATTTAAGAACGGTAGTCTTCGATGTTTGGTAAACGTGAATGTTTTAACCACTGGTTTCGATGCCCCGAATGTTGATTTGATTGGGCTGGTTCGAGCAACAGCATCGACAGGTTTATATGTCCAGATTATTGGGCGTGGAACTAGAATTTTTGAAGGAAAAGAAGATTGTCTTGTTTTGGATTATGGCCAGAATGTCGAGCGGCATGGTTTTATTGATAAGGTTAATCCTGAGAGGGATGATCGCGGTGATTCTAAAGGCGAAGCACCAGTCAAGGGATGCCCTCAATGTCAGTTATATGTTCCTGCTGCTGTTTTAATGTGTCCAGCTTGTGGCCATGAGTTTCCACCACCCACGCTGAACCATGCCAGCAAAAGTTATGAGGGCGCAATGATTTCAACTCAAGTTAGGGATGAATGGGTTGAAGTTGATGATGTAAAATATCAGCGTTGGCAAAAAGAAGGAAAACCAGACAGTATTCGTGCAACGTATAGCTATGGATTTTTTAAAGAAGTTTCTGAGTGGATCTGTCCAGATCATGGCGGTTACGCTGCAATGAAATATCAGCAGCGAAAAAGATATCTTGGAGCAACAGCCGATACAGTAAGAGAGGCTCTTTCTGAGTGTCAGTATTGGAAAAAGCCAAGTAGAATTAAAATTAAACCTGACGGAAAATACAAAAGAATTGTTCAATTTGACTATGAGGAGATAGATCGTGAGGAGAAGGAAGACTTTGGTTTCGATATCTCAGACGTTACACTCTGAGCATTCGGAGCAAGTTGGCTTTGTAAACTGGTTTCGCTCAATGTTTCCTAATGTCTTAATTTTTGCCATTCCAAATGGCGGCAAGCGATCAGTGGGTGCTGGAAGGAAGTTGAAGGCTGAAGGCGTTGTGGCTGGGATTCCAGATTTGTTTATTCCAGCTTGGGATGTTTGGATTGAAATGAAACGCAGTAAAAATGGGCGACTTTCCCCCGATCAGAAAAAGATTAAAGAATATCTCGAAAATGAAGGCTTTAAGGTAATTGTTGGCAAGGGCGCTACAGATGCGTCACGTCAGATTATGGAAGCCAAGGATAACTGGGGGAGGAATGAATGAATTGGAAAACTTCAAAGTAATTAAAATTCAAAAACAATTTTGCTTCGATCTGATCGAACATTCTCATTATCTGAAGAGACTGCCCAGCATCACTTATGCTTTTGGACTGTACAATGGTAATGATCTGGTTGGGGCTTGCACCTTTGGATCACCACCTAGCTTAAACTTATGCGAGGGTGTTTGTGGAAAAGAGTTCAAAGATGAAGTCTTGGAACTAAACAGGCTGTTTTTGGTAAATAACAAAAATAACCTAGCTTCGTTCTTTGTATCACGCGCATTGAAGATGCTGCCCAAGCCTAGCATCATTGTTTCCTACGCTGACAAAACCAATGGCCACTGTGGGTATGTCTATCAAGCGACCAACTTCATCTACACTGGCCTATCTGAAAAACGTACAGATTTAAAAACAAATACTGGTTTGCACAGTCGGACAGAATGGAGAACCAAAAAAGAAGGCGAGGTTAAGGAGTATGTTGAGCGACCACGCAAGCATCGATATATCTACTTCACTGGCAGCAAGGCAGAGCGCAAGCTGAGAAGGAAAAAACTAAACTACAAAATTTTGGGTTATCCCAAAACTGACAATGAGAATTATAATGTGGATTATATTCCATCGTTGCAACCGTTACTAATTTGAGGAAAGAAAATGAATTGGAAATATCATTGGTCAGTTACTGATGATGGAGTTATAGATCCTTTGTATGAACAACTTTATGATCTGTATGGTAATAATATAATAATTAAATGCCATACCACTGAGCTTGTTTCGCATGAAGCAATTAGACCCAAGTTGAGGCCAAAAAATGAGGGATAATTTAAAAGATTTGAGTATGTTTCAGTCGGCTCACGTTAGGTGGCTGAAGCAGCAACTCAACAATCTCAAAGACATTAAGAATAGAAGGGAGAAGCCTTCTACTATTGATCACGAGATTTTTGCTGCTGATATGGAACTGGCAGATTATATCGAACAACTGCGAAAAAACGGTTATAGAGCATAAAATAATTTTAAAAAAAATGCATTGACCCCCTTGTAATCTGTGACAGATGTCATATATGTATAGTGTAGAGAGAGAGAAAGGAAACTACATGTTAACCAAATACGTAATCACCGTAATCGACACAGTTAGTACACGCGATGGATCACACAGCTACACTGCTGATAAAGCGTACTTTGAAAAAATCAGTAGCTATAATGGTTACTTACATGCAAGCTCAACAATCACCACAACTTTCGACAGCCAAGAAGCTGCTGAAAATTTCATCGAAGAGCTGCCTGTGAGCCGCTGTGGTGAGTATAACAACAAATATGAATATGGCGTTGAAGCTATCGAATACACTCACGCGAATCATAGCGGATGGTCTGATGTACACCCATATGAGATCGTGCGCGTTGTATCCCCAAAGACAATTGAGATCCGCGTGATGGATGCGGAGCTGAACAAAAATTGGAAGCCTGAGATCATTGCTGGTGGCTTTGCTGGTCACTGCACAAACCAAGGCGCTCAGAAGTGGGTTTACAAATCAAACCCTGAGTACCCCGTGATCCGCGCTCGCCTTCGCAAAAATGGCCACTTTTATTCAGCCAATGGTCGCCACATTTTGTCGAAGACGCCTTACAAATTTCACGATTATAATTTTTAAAAAAAAGGGGCTTCGACCCCTTGTAATCTATGACAAGTGTCACCATATATATAATATAGAGAGAGAGGAAATCAAATGACACACACAGTTAAAAAAATCGAAAACGGCCATTACGAGTATCGCGGCTATAAAATTGAAAAGCTGCAAGATTACCCAGAGTACGACTGGAGAATCTTTGATGCAGATGGCGAGTGGGAAAACACATTTACTACAAAGCGTGATTGCCTCAACTGGTTGGACGCTCGCGCCAAATATCAAGACATGATGTCATATAGAGTGGGAGGATAATTGATATGAGATTGTACATGAACAACAAAGGCGAATGGTTTGGCACACAAGCAGACGCTCGCCGCAATTCACCAAGAGAGTGGGTCGAGGTCGAAGTACCAACCTCAAAGCAGGATCTGCTAAACTGGCTCAACGAAAACAAAGTCGGAGGCATTCAGCAAAGCGCCTCAGAGCCTCGCCCAGAGCCAGAGCCAAAGTCTGAGCTGCTGTCGCCCCACGCAGCATCTTGGGTCGCATGGGCGCTTGATACCCTTAAGCGCGGCAACAAAAAAGATGCTGAAGAAATGCTTGTGAAAGGATTAAAAATTCAAAGAGAGTGGACATAAAGTCCACTTTTTTTCTTTGACCTATTGTAATCTATGACAGAATGCATATATATATAATGTAGAGAGAGAGAAAGAAAGGAAACTACAATGTCAAATACATACGAAATCAGATCTTTTAACACTAAAGAAGGCAAGCAAAATTGCTTTGCTGTTCGCACATACAAAACCGAAGAAGAAGCACAAACAGCATTTCGTCAGCGCGTTCGCAATGTTGGAATGCACCGCACCAAATTAATAGAACACAATATGCCATTTTCTTTTTTGGCTAACGAAATGCAGCTTGTTGTTTATAATGAATCGATGACATGGCTTGAAGAAATTAAGACATGGAGGTTTGGTTAATAACTATGAAAAACTTAAACATCAAACCAGTCAATCACGGCAAAACAAAAGCTGACAAAAATCGCTACTGTGGTCCATCCGTCATCAGCGCCATCACTGGCATGACTACAGGCGAGTCCGCTCGCCTAATACGTCACGTTGGTGGTAAGAAGGCAGTCAAAGGCTCATCCACATGGGAGGTCAAAAGATCTCTTGAGCTTTGTGGTATCGAAAGCACACGCACAACTTTTGGCTTGAACCTTGGCCGAAGCAAAGGCCCGACACTGGCAGCTTGGCTCAAAGCAACAGTAAAAGAGCGCACAGCCAATCGTGTATTTTTGATTGTGGCTGGCTGGCACTGGCAACTGGTACAAGGTCGCCGCATTGTCTGTGGTATTCTTGGATCACCAACATCTATTCGTGACAAGCGTGTCAAGCGCAGGGCGCGTGTTGCTGAAGTTTATGAGCTTCACAGCATGGGAGCTATTACCAAACCTAATGTGGCCAACAAGCCAAAGCGTGTGGCGTGTGGTGCAGACAGTGATCGTGGCAAAGCAAAACGCCTAGCTGCTAAACTTGGTCTGGAGATCACGGCTGAATATGACACTTACATTGATGGTGGACGTCAATACACTTACTGGATCGATGGCACTGATAAAGATTATGTCGATCTGGGCGTCAATGAATATTCCGCACACTATTCATGGTCGGAGGTTTTGGAAAGTCTTAAGGCCATTCAAGAATACGAAAATAAATAAAAAAAAGCAGCGTAAAAAATTGGGGATGGGGGGGGAATTATTTCCCCCTAATTTCCCCCTTAATTTCCCCCTTTTTTATCGAGGATTACTAATGAAAAAATATGTAGCATATTATGTGCAGTCAGGCACAAACGAGCGGTTGTCGGCAGAGGCCGACAGCCTCGAAGAATTAAAGACCATGATTTACGGTCAAGCCTATGGTCCAAAGTATGGATCTGTTAAATACTACGAAAGGGAGGAGCAGTCTTAATTATCTTGCTGACTGTTGTATTCTTTGCGCCACGTTTGGCGAAGTAGATTGAACTAAACTTTGTAATGCTGGTGATTCATCTGCTGTCGCTGATGAAATCATGTTTGCAACAGTATCTCCAACTGCTTCATCACTTGCTACAATTGCTAAACTACCTGTGCCGCCTGCAACCATTCTGGTTAATTTTAAAATGCGAGCAACAAGTTTTTCTCGACCTTCAACATTGTTGATTGCTGCTTCAAACACAGATGGATCTTCCGTTACCAAAATTCTGGCTATTCTTTCTATTTGGTCTTCAGTTAAGGCTTCTGCCTGTTTACCCAAACTTCTTTTAATAACTCTGCCTGCTGATAAAGTGGCTGCTGTCACATTGCCTGTCATTGTGCTTCCAACAATATCTGCCATATCTGCTAAGTTACCAGCATTGCCCTGACGCTTAACAGCTTGTTGTGTAAATGCTGTTTGACTTCCAGAAATAGCCCCTGATTCTGTTGTAAATGCCTGACGAGATTTTAATATTTTGTCAGCAATTTGTTCAAAACCTTCATTTGGGTAAAGGGCCTCTAATACCATTCTTTCGTTAGATCGAAGATCAGCCAGCTTGCCAATTAAAGTTTGCCTCGCTCCTGCGCCTGCTTTGTATTTTATTGAAGTTGCAAACCCTGCTCTCAATGCCTCTAAGTATTGGGGGTCTATTTGAGCAACCATTTCCTCAAGCTCTTCTGGCTTCATCGATAGAGCTTTTTTTCCTTGGTCAAAAGTCTCTTTGGTTGTCATTATTTGTGACCAATTTTCTCTTGTTTTTTTCAAAGGATCAGAAAACGCATCAAGCAAAGAACGTAATTCTTTTTCACGACTATCTCTAGCAGCAGCTAAAGTTGCGTCACCACCTTTAAATCCTTTATTTACATTTTCAGCCAATGCACGGCGCATAACTTCAACAGTTTCCAAATCAAGTGGTCTTGTTAAAGACAAAACTCCATCATTTATCTCAAACGGCAAAGGCATTTTTTTTGCTTTAAAAATAGCGTTAACTTTTGTGCGAAGAAATGGAAAATCTTGAAGCAATTCTTCAGATACAGAAGAAAGCTGTTGGGCGACTTGAGCTTTTTCAATTACAGATGGACTTGTATTTGGACCAGTTAAAAGATTATTTGGGCTAATTGTGGGATTGTTTTTTGGGTCTGAAAATAAATCTTTATATGCTTGGCTCTCAAGTTTTTTTAATTTGTCAAAGGTATTATTAAACGCCATTGTAATATTACCCACAGGAACATCTGGAGATAATCCTGCCTGTAATTCTGAAACCGCTTCATCTCTGAGTTTTCCACTGCGATCTCTTACGGTTTCTTCAATAACTGTTCTGCCTTTGCCGCCTTGCGCTGCATAACCACGAAGTTCAGCTAAAACAGTTCCAGACATATCTGGGAATATTTCACCACTAGCAATTCTGGATAATATTTCATCTACAGAAAGACCAGAATCTTCAACTATACGCATTACCTCATCTTCAACAGGTTTTGCCAGTTTGTCCCCAAATTTATTTCTTAAATAAGTTGATAATCCTTTAGCTCCACCTGTTACAACTTGGAATCCTTTTTGAACAGCAGGATTAACAATTGCTCCTGTAACTGCTCCTTTAGCCCCTTCTGTAAGTCTGCTTTCTGCATCTGTTCCAGTTCCAATGCCGTAAATGGCTCCTTCAGCAGCACCAATAGCAGCAGCACGACCCATTGTTGGAATAAGACTTCCACCACCTGTAAATGGCGCAGCAGCAAGACCCGGTATAAATGCACCTCCAATTTCATAAGCAGCAGATTCTATAGGAAATGCATCTTTTGCTTCAGATATATTACTTCTAATTTCATCAACTGCTTCCCCATATGTTACATTTGGAGAAAGTGACCTAACTAATGCCTCTATTTCATCACCAAAACCTAAAAGAGCGCCTTGGCCAATAAGTCTAGCTTTTTGAGCCTTAGACATTTTTATGTCATATTTTGCTCTTAGCTCATCTAATTTTTCTTGTTTATCAGCCATTTATTTTACCCTCAATTACTCAACGCTTCATCTATTTTCTCTAAAGTTCTATCATCTAATGAACCCGCTGGCAGTCTAAGTAGACCTAAAAGAGCATTTCTATCTAAAGAGTTAAAATTAAAGTCTGGTGGAAAGTTATATGTTGAATTATCTTCAGGAGTTTCCGCAAGGCTATCAATGTCTTTCGGTTGATACCCACCCTCTCCTACTGGCTTGTATGATTCTGCATCTACGTTCAAACCAACAAGTTTAAACAAACCATCTTTTTGAGCATTTGATTGTGTTTTGTATCTTTCAATAGTTGCTAAAGCACTTGGTAGTTTAGTGCCATAAATTCTTAATGCGTTGTTATAAATAGATGCCCTCATTCTTGGACTTAATTTACCAGTTCCCATAAGGGCGTTAGTCAACGCAGCTTTAAATGCTGATGACATAGCACCAGCAGTGGCAATCGCTGCAACTTCGCCCTCTCTGGCGGCAGTACCGGGATCAATAACTTTTGCATATTGAACAGCAAGTGAGTAATCAGATACTGGACTGTTTTCTGATTGAGCTTCTTCATAAAACCCATCTATTTGAGTAAACGCTGATTTTATATCTCTGAAAGGTTCTATTTGTTTTGTAAGATCATCTCGCAGGGAATTAGCAAGTCGCAATTCATTTTCAGTAAATCCTGTAATGTCTACATCTTCAAAAACTATATCACCAATATTTTTTCCTTCTGGTGGATTTGCCGTATATCTTAACGTGCCTGTACCATCATCAGAGAATTTAGGCTCTCTTACGGTTTCGCTGCTTTTATCGGGTACAATTTTTTGTCCAATATATGGGCGAACACCAGCCATCCTTGATTCAGCATCAGTTAAAAGAATATTACCATCAGCATCTAATGAAGCATTAGGAATTACTCTTTGTATATCTGCTAACTTTGTAATGTCTATAAGGCCAAATGGTTTTAGATCATTGTTTGTTGAACCAGTAGTTTTACTCAAATCATAAAATTTACCATCACTGCCCATCTGACCAGCAGTCGCACCATATTGTTTTAACTCGTCTGCTGTAGCTGGGCGATAGGTTACTTTGCCAGTAGTTTTAGGTGGTTTCAAACTAGACGCCAGCGTTGTGGCCGTTGAGAGCATTGTCTGCTTGGCTTTATCCTTTTCCCTAGCCTTTGCCTCCAAGTATTCTAAAGGCGCTCTACCAGCCGATACAGCAGATCCCAGAACAGTTGCACCGGGCTGTGATGCCTGTACGCCCATTTCAGTAAAAAACTTTAAAGCAGCAAGATATGGATCAACAGGTTCTGGCTGTGGCGATAATTCTTGCGCCAAGGCAAGTGCCTGTTGCGCTCTTGTAGTGCCGCCAGCTAATGTTGCCAAAGCGCCCATTGCACTATCAGATAAGTTACTTCCTGATGCGCCATATGTATGCTGCGTCATTATTGGCTCCTATTTGCATAGCCATAAGCAGATGCCAATTGACCAAGTGCTGAAATGCTTTGACCGTATATGCTTGGGTTGGCCGCAAAGTCTACTCCAAGGCCAAGTGATCTATTAAGAACATTGTATGGCGTACCAGATAGCGCACCAAGTGCGAAGTTAACCATATCCATATCATACATGCGTTGATCCATGTAATCTGCATAGGCCAGATCCAGTGCGCGTTGATCAAGTATTCTCTGTGCTTCTCCAGATGATATTAATCCTGCTGCTGCTTGCTGTTGAAGATCGCTAATCAGTGGAGCCATTGATCTGTATGATTCCATCTGTGCAATACGTGCTGCTTCATCTGTTTCAAAGCCTGTACGCAACGCCTCTTCTGCGCCAAATCTAGCAGCGCGTTGATCGCCAAATCGATCATACATGACATCTTCTGCGCCAAATCTTGCACCGCGATCTGCTTCTGCTTGTGATCTTCGCATATCTTCTGCTGAAAACCGACCAGCACGATCTTCCATAAACTGACCGCGCATGACATCTTCTGCACCAAATCTTGCCGCACGATCTTCCATAAATTGACCGCGCATAACATCTTCTGCGCCAAATCTTGCCGCACGATCTCTTTCTGCTTGACTACTTAAAGTATCTTCTGCTGCAAATCTTGCTGCGCGTTCTCTGTCAAATCTATCTGTGGCAAAGCCTAAACCTTCTCGCGCTGCTCTTGCCCTTAAATCTCCAGCCGCTTCACTTGCTTCTCCAGCCGCAGTTCCCTCAAGAATGCCTAGTCTAGATCCAAAAGCTCCGCTTGTTCCTGCGCCCAATCTTGCTCTATTTTGCGCTCTAATAGATTGTTCTTCAATTTCACGCACAGCAGCGTCTTGTGCGCCTTGATAAATATCCAAGAAAGGTTGTGCTGATTCTAAACTAAATTGATCACCTAAAAGCTCTTCTCTAGTAGCTCCTTGAAAATCACCTAAAAGCTCTTCTCTACTAGCTCCTTGATAATCACCTAAAAGTTCTTCTCTACTGGCTCCTGTATAACCACCAAGAAGCTCATCAGCAGAAAGTGTTTGAAAATCACCAATAAGACTTTCGCGTGTTGCTCCAGCGTATGGATCTCCAAGAAGCTCTTCGCGTGAAAAGCTGTCGTATCCACGTCCTAGTGTGTTTGCAATGCTTGAGGCTCTATTGATAAATGGAATAAAATCTTCAGCACCTTCGCGCAGAATGTTCATACCAGCGCGTTCATCTGCTGTTAATCTATCACCATCAAAAGTTGCTGTTCTTTCACCTGTATATGTTGGATATGGAGAATCTGCCACTTGAGCAGCGCGTTCAAACAGTGTTCTACCAGCAGCAGAAACCCATTCTGGTATTTCTGTGCCTTTTACTGCTTCATCTACATCTGGCAAACTTGTGTAAGATGGTGTACAAAAACCGCCCATTTACGCCTCCGCATATAGCGAACCAGTTTTTTTCAAACCAAGTCGCTCAAAAAAATTGTCTTTTCTGTCAAGATCGCCAGAATAAACATGTCCTAATTTAACTTTTACTTTTGCTTCTTTTCCAACTTGCAAAAAACTTTTTACAAGAGTTAATGCTGCTTTTGACTTTCTATGTTCTTTATAAACAAAAAACCACATATCAGATAAGTATTTTTTTGTTGACCACCAGTCAGTGCTTTCCATACCGCCAATAGATCCAACAATTTTTCTATCTTTTTCAAAAACCAAAACTACGCCTTTGTGCAAAGCAGTAGATATAGCATTTGTTAGCTTTTCAGAGTTTATTGGCGATACGTCATTGGCTTCTGAGTGCATAACATGAAGCATCATGTATAACTCAGAAAGATCTTCGACTGTCGCCAATCTTATCATTAAGCCATACCGCCTAACGCGCCCATTTGTGGCTGTGGTGGTGGAGCCTGACGGCGTGGAGCCTCACGGCGTGGAGCCTGACCACCTTGTTGCTGGATTGCCTGAATAAGCTCACGCAGTTCAGGAAGTAACATCATTAATGCTCTAGCTGCCTCTGGCGTTATTGCCCTGTCTAATTGATCTAGCTGTTCTGGCGTCATGGCGCTTAATCGGCCAACAAGAATAGCAGCCAGTTCAGGCGATGCTTTCATCATATTGGCTTCTGCCTTGCGCTTTACGTCTTGGCCTTGGTTCATGTTTGCGCCCCTCATGTTTGGCATGGGAGGCTTTTTATTCATTTCCATATGTCCCGGCATTTTATGCTCCTTAGTCGAATGGGTTAAGATCTATATCAAATTTTGATAAAAACGCCACAACTGGCCCTGATCCCGGAATAATAGCGTTTGCAACATAACTTAAAACAGCAGATTTTCCTGCACTTTTTGCTGCATCCATAGGATCTGCGCCTGTTGCCATTTGCACAAGAAAATCACCAACAAATTGACCACCAGTCATTTTAAGATTGGCGCTACCAGCATCAGTAGTCGGATTAAGTCTTGTTCCAACTCTTCCAATAAATCCCTCAGCTTGAGGCATTGGTCCTTGAAAAAGTGCATCTGGTCTTGCTAGTTCTGAACCTCCAGCAATGTTTCTGCCAGCTTGAGCAGCAGATGTTTCAGTGCTTTTTTTACCTAAAAAGCTGAATGGATTTACAGATTTAAATCCTTCTCCAATAGCTTGTTCTATAGATGCGTCACCAGCTAAAGCCGCTCCAATAGTTGCACCAACACGTCCACCTGTAGCGCCAGCAAGTCCTTGTGACGCCCTTAATAATTCTTGCTGTTGATTAAACGCAGCATCTGCTGATAAACCATGTTCTGCTTCAAACTCTTGGCGAAGTTCATCTACTTTTTCCTGATCTAAGGCGTTTTCATTGGGATCAAAAGTGTATGTTCCTGTTTGTTGGGCAGCTACAAATTGAAACATTGGCATATACTTTGTGCCATATACTTTTTGTAATTCACCCAAACCAAGGCCAGTATCCCTTGTTTGAAGCTCTATTGTCGGGATAGTCAGTGTGCCTTCTTCTTCATTCTTAACTGGTGTAAAATCAACTCTTGGTGCTGAAAGAGGTATATCAGCCAAGGCTCCAACTGGTGTAGTCATGGCTGGAGGCAAGCCAAGTGTTGAGCCTAGTTGTAATTCTCCATCAGGACCAATCGTAATAGCCATTAAGTCACCTCTAAAAAACTAGCCACAACATGCAGCCTATTTGCTGTTGCTGCTGTAACTTTTAAAATTTCACTTTCTTGTACAACCAAAGGCGCAGTCAGCAACTCTGTTGTAGCATTAGCAGATATTGCTTTAGTTTTGAAGAGGCTAAAAACAGCACTGGCTGAATTGGTAATTGTAACTGTAATTGTGTCTGCATTTCCGCTATCTTCAGATACCAAAATGGACTTTACAATAGTAGTTGTAGCGCCCGGACATGTATATAATGTGGTAATGTCTGTTGTTGTAAGATCAACTTTGGCATTTTTGTAGTTGTTAGCCATCAGGTCATAAACCAAGCAGTTGCTTCAGCTTGGTCTACAGCATTAGTTAAACCAAGAGATGCCGCAAAATATGTGGCTTGTTTTTCAAGCTCAAGCGTATTTGTTAATCTAGCCATATAACCTTGTTGATAATCGGAAGGTGGCGTAGGCAAACGTAATATTGCTAATGGGCCAGCACTCATCTTAGTCCATCCTCTCTTGTATTGATCCTAGAGTCGCCAAGTGTCCATTGATCTAGTGTACCAGTGCTTTGCCACTTCAAGGCTATCTGACGCCCCTTGGCTCTTGTACTAACTTTTTCTGTGGATTGCGTGACAGTAAACGGACCTTTTGTTGTTTCAGGCGCTGCTGGATATTTACGTGTATTCATAAATAAACTGAGTGAAGTATCAGATGTCATAGTTACATCTGGCACAAGTTTATCGACCATGTAAAGATTATTGCCTTCCACAGTTAATTCTCTTGGAGAGCTTTCAATAAAACAATCCATAGCCGCACCATTGGCGTTTGTTCCTGTTTCATGGTTATATAAAATACCACTGGGATCAAATGCAAATGGAACAGATCTTACACCAAAGCTGTCACTCCATACGGATCTGTCCATTGTTCCGATTGACCATGCGTTTTCCAAATAATTATAAGTCACATAGCTGTCGTTTTCTGGATTTGTTTCTCCTGCACTATTTGCTGTGCTTACATAAAACCAAGTTATTTCTTTGAATTTTTTATTATGACCAACAACAACTTTATCGATGTAACGTGTTTGCATACGATCAAATACAAAATACTGAACAGAACATGGAAGCTCTTTGACAATACCATCATAGATGAAAAAATTACGTTTACCCATCCAGAATACGTTGCCATCAACGCTCATCATTGTATTAAGACCAGCCGCTCCAGCATCTGTGGCAAGCAATCTAAAAGCAAAGATAAATGGTTCACCAACAAATGTCATGCCATAAATGGCTTCATCTGTTGATATGATTGTTTCTTCTCTTGCATTGGCCATAGCAACAATTTTTGTGCCAACTTCAAGTCTTTGATCACCTGCTGTGTTAAGCGATGTCGGACCAAACTTGGTAAAATCTTCTTGTGTTGACCATCGCACAAGCATGTTATCAACATCACCACCGCCACCAACTGCATATGCCTGTGTGCCGCCAGCTATAAAATGCCGATCTGGGAATGAGATAGTTGTAACACGCGCCACTGTGGGTACGCTTTCTGCGCCTGATATAGATGAAACAAGAACAGCCCTATTGCCTATGCCGCCTGATGTATCCCATCGATATATCGCACCGCCACGAATTGTGGCCAGAAGATCCTCGCCCCAAAGATTTAAGCTCCAAGAGCTATTGTCTAGGGCAACATCAGCAACATCGACAAGTGCTGGATCGTTCCAGCCCATTGAGTTTGAACCTGAAAAACTTGTTGCGCTTGTTAAATCTATTTCTGTCTCAGTTGCATCCAACGCTTCATTAAGTGTGGTTTGAACAGTTGAATCTCCAAATAAACTTACTGTCGCTCCATTGCTGTGAGCTTGTGCTGTTGATGTTCTTGTAACAAGAGTTCCAGCAGTGTGAACTGTTGCAATAGTGCGAGTTAATCCAGTTAAATTTTGCCCACTAACTCCAGTATATGTTATGGTTTCGCTACCAATTACAATTGTTCCACCAGTTGTAAAATCGTCTGTGCTAGATAATGTTGCTGTAGTTACTCCAGATCCTAATTCACTAGCTAAAGTTGTGGTTATATTGTAGCTATTAGCACCGCGAGTGCATCCAGTTAGAGTATTTGTGCTTACACCAGTATAAGTAATTACCTCAGATCCAATTTGAATAGCACCTTGATTTGTTGTTCCAGATGTACCGCCAAGACCAAATCCACCCCAACCACCAACGCCCCAACCAAGTGCTGGGTCTGCGCTTTGAGATCCAAGGCCAGCTTCATTGCCAATCAGGTATTTTATAGAAACAGTTCCACCACCTGCTGATACTGTTGATGTAGCTGCTGAAGGCGCTGTAAATTGGTACGTGTTTGTATTGATGACTGTAATTTGATATCCAGCATATCTGTTTAGATCATCTGCTGCTATGCCACCTGTGGCACTTGCTCCAGTAATACAAACAAAATCACCATCTCTTGCACCATGCGATGCATCTGTAATGACAACAGTTGTACTGCCATCAGTAGTTGCTATGGGATTGCTTAAACTGCTGGATGTCTTTCTAAGTGGCGTAATATCGTACAATGATCCATTAAGAACAATATACAAATGATTGTGAGTGCCAACAGCCAAATAATCTTCACCATCTGATATGGCTCTCCAAAACACCATTTTTCTAGCTATGCCAGTTAATTGTGTTTCAGTAGTGGTAATATTTCCAGAGGCGTCTAAGCCATTAATAGCTTCTTTTTGCCATCCACCTATTTTTTCTGGGTAGCCGTTTTTAAAACGCACCAAATCCCCATCAACCCAAAACGGACCTTGTTTTCCAGCAGAATACTCTGTGATGTCTTTTACAATACCGGGATTATATTTAAGAAGCTGTAAAGGCATTTAATCTATCAACTCAAAATGTGGACCATCAATAAATGCGCGTTTACCCATACTACGTTTTTTATCTACATATGCGTTCATAGCACTTTCCATTGTACCGTCCCAATACCGCATATCCATTGGGTATGAAACATCTTTTGTAGACCAAGCCGCGCCCCAACATATACCCACGCCTACATCTCTTGCCGCTTGTGCCATTGCATCTGCTATATCATCATACAAGTTTAACTCCCATGATCCACGCGAACCAATATATGCAAAAAGATCGACCGCCTTACCATCAATGTGCTTGGACTTCATGGTTTGGCTTGCGCCTTTTGCAACCAACTCACGCTGTTCTTCAATTGTACGAAGTCCACAAATACATCCAAAATCTACTTTTGTGCTATGAATAGCTGCCTTTACAATTGCTTGTAAACGTTCATCCACGCCTTCAAGATTATCAAGACTTCTTTGACTTAATTTAAAACTCATGGCTTCACCTTCATATATTTACTGACTGCACGATTACCAAACCAGAATGACATGATGGCAGCAAACAATCCAGCCGTAGCGTCATCCCATATCAATGACAAGGCGCGCCCCATGTCATGTCCAACATTAAGCAATGCCAACAGCGCAGTTACTTTAATGGCAACGAAAAGGCCAAAAAAACAATAAGTAATGACAGGACGGACAGAACCTCGTAGTGCGTTAATAAAGCCTCCTGCATCCATGCTATCATGCTTATACAATCCTTCTGTCTCTTTTATATCCGCTTCCTTGTCCATAATACTAAGTTTTAACTCAGCGCGTTTGGACATTAAATCCATTTCAAGCTGCGCTCTTTCAAGTTCATGTTTGTGTTCTTGGTTTGCTCTAAAGTAATTTAACACTTCTGGTAAAAAAGATGTACCAAAGCCAAGTAAACTTCCCAAAAGTGTAATCATTTTTCACCTATAAAAGCTGTAAACATTTTATAAATAGCCCGTTGATATTCAGTCATTGAGCCATCTTTACCAGACTCTACATCCCGAAGAGCATGTTCGTAGTCATCAAGTTGTAATCCCATGATGCGTACCTGTTCTTTAGTTTCATCCAGTGCTTTTCTTAGGCGGTCTGCCTCTTCTTCTTTTGACATTTTTAGTCCCAGAATTTTGTTTCTTTTGGGAAGAACTTTGGCTGACAGTAGGCTTGGATTTTGTTTTGGACGTAGACCCTTTTGGTCGTCCACGTTTCGTTTCCTGTTCGCTCGATTTCTTTTGCAAAGAAACTGCATCTATGGATGTCTCTGAAGGCGGCAACTCCTCCGATTTGGACTTGTTGCCCGTCAATAAAGACGACCAAAAGGAAAGCGAAAACCATTTCATTTTTCTGAACCTAACCATACGGCAAACGCGCCAGTCATTGCCCCGGTGACAACTGATATTAAGGCGCTTTGCTGTGTTGATAAATCTGGTTGATTTAACGCCCATTCGATACAGCGAATGTACATTAGAGTCATGACCAGCATCATAATGCGCGGTAATATTTTATATTCAAGTATTTTTTCAAAAGTGTTTGTCACTTTACACCTCTATATCAACTTGTGAACCCTGTGGCTGTTCCACAGCTTTCTTATCGCCCAATCTATCATAACTGTACTGTAAAGCAACTTGTTGCTGTTCTACGACTTTTTGTTGCCTGTAGACACGTTGATGCTCACGTTCTATATTTTGTTGTTCTTGATGGTTTTCGATGCTTTGACGTGCAGCTTTTACATTTGCATCAATAGCAAATGGCATACCCCCTACAGGATCAATCATTGGCTTGCGCTCCTCAACAACCAAACTAAAACAAACAACCCACTAACAGAAATGACAAAAAGAAAAATGCCAAGCGTCCATTCTATTATTTTTTGTTTTAATTCAATGCGGCGATATTCGTGTTCTTTTTGAGCCTGACGTACTTCAGCCTCTATTTTAAGCAACTCATTCCAAGCAGACGGCCCCAATGTACCACTGATCCATGTTCTTAACTCATCACGTTGGGCCTGTATTTGACGCCTCTGCACAAACAATTCCATAGCTTGAGCTTCGATCCCGCCACCCATTGCTTTATACCAAGGAGGTTTTTCTATTTGTTTTGCGGCAAAATCAAAGTCAGCCATCGCCTTGCCCCATCTGGACAAGTCTTTACCCATGCCTTCTAAATCACGCCCGATCTGACAACCTTTTCGGATAGCTTGAAATGCGCTACTAGCGAGAGCAAGTGCGGTGGCAGGGTCTACCATGAGCCAAACCTAGCGTTCCATTAAACGATCTATTTTTTCTTCTAACCTGTCAAACCTATCCATAACACGATCCATGACCGTATTATTTTCTACTTTACTAACATACTCTTTTGCTAACTCTTCTCTTGTTTTATTAAGAAGAATTTGAACGCGCCCAAGTTCGTCATGCTGGCTTTTTAACCACCAACCTAGACCACCTATTGCGGCGGTCAGCCCCACGTTTATGAGCGCGTCCATTTCCATTATTCTGCTGCTATATCCTCTGGTGGCTCTTCTAAAGTTTTTGTCAACATTTCCACAAACGCTTGCTTGCCAACCTGTAACTGGTCAAGGTTAAACTGCGTAGAACCGATCTTACGATCTAAATCTAACACATGATTGACCATGACTTTCTGTTGGTCATTAAGCTGGTCTTCCGTGTATTCTTTGTCGTTTATCGTGATGGATTTTGTTTGTTTCTCAGCCATCGTGATCTCCTTCTAGGTTAAAATTATGCGGCCCAAGGAGTGCCGCTCATGGTGGGTGGGTTTTTTAGGTTATCTATGCCTTTCTTGAGATTTTCTTCAGTGGCATCCTTGTCTAGCTTTGCTTGCGCCCAAGCAATGCAGTTAGCTTCTGTGACGCTAGCATACGCTATAAAGTTACTATCTGATGGATCAGGCGTATGACCTGTTGTGCCATACGAGCTTACAGAGTGCTCACCATCAACTGCTGTGCAGCGCCAGTGCAATGTTACTATGCCTTTGCTTCCGCTTGTAGTTTCATATTCGGTTTGACTAATCGTCCATGTGTATGTGATTGCCATGTTTATGCTCCTCTTGCCTCAACCATAGCTTTATATGCTGTCTTCACTGAGTCTGTCCATGCTGCATTAGCTATGGCTTGCACACTTGCATCTTCACCAGAAATGTCTGTGGGTGTATGTGTCCAATTACCATCTTCAGCTTTTACTGAATCAAACGGCACTAATACATGCCTGTGAAAGCTGCGGCTAATTTCTGTTTTGGAACCACCAGACCCTTCTTCCATAATCTTTGTAGCCTTGCGAACTTGTATGTTCCAAGTGCTTACTACCTCAATTTTATCGTACTCTATTTCTTTTGTTATGTCGCCTTGTGCCATTGTTACCTCCTTTGGCTTGGACTGTCCGACCCTACATTTATAGGGTTATTGTGTTTGATATGTAACCATCACTCTAATATCTGAACCTGAAACCATTTCTTGTGCTGAAGTAGAAGATACACTTGTTCCCCCAGTTTTATAAATCACAATTCTTGATTGATTTCGGTCAACCTCTGCCCAAAAGTCACCTATATCACCTGAAGCTATACCATTAATAGAAACATTGGCGGCAACAGATGCATCGTGCACATCACCTGAACCAAAAGGCAAAGTAATAATTATTGAACCAACTGGAGAACTTACACTAGCTACAGCAATCCTACCAACGACATTAACCAACCTACCAACTTTTGTATAAAATAAAGTGTTAAAAGAAGAATTTACAGTGATGGTCCCTGACGTACTGCAAGTTACAGTTGGATCATGTGTACCTTCTTCGTAATCGTCAAGTAAATTATTACTACGTCCAGAGAGGCCAGAAGCTGCCGCAGAAAAGTCGATACCGTGACCTGCTGTGCCTATTATGAGGTCACCGTCAGTGATAGTAACACCAGTTGCGTTGACTTTCAGTCTTTCAGCAGCCGCTGTGTAAAACAAAAAATCACTTTGAGAATGGTCGTAGATAAATTGACCTTGAATATTTGCATTGCCTGACGCAGTTCCGTCAGAGAAATGAATTGCTCCATTTGCATTATCGCCACTGACAAGAGTTATCCCTGCATTCACGCCTGACGCTGGAACATTTCCTACTATGAGATTATCAGCATTGGAATGGGCATTGCTGTCTGTAGCCGTCCCCATAATGACCCGACCAGAACTGTCGATGCGCATACGTTCCACTTGTGCCGTACCAAATTTTAAAGCTCGGTTATTTTGTTCGTAACCAATAAACCCATCAAAACGTGCATCACCGCTTGTGGCATCTGAAAAGTGAATTAGACCCTGACCAGTAGTTGACGTGACAAATGTCATTCCGCTGTCTGCATCTGAAGTGTCGCCGATGACAAGATCAGCAGCCCCAGCGACTTGTGAGGATGGGCTAGTGTTGTTTATTCCTACCAACCCGCCGCTGTCGATGCGCATACGTTCCGTAATATTATCTGCACTGCTGGTTCTAAAAGCTATAAAACCGTCGTCTTTATTAGTAGTGTCAGCACCTGCTTGAAATAAAATCTGACCTACACTCGTACCGTTCCATTTA